TTAAGTTTACTTAACAAAGCGCAGAAGGAGGATCAACCATGACGGATGAAGAATGGAACGAGAGAATCGCCAAAGAGAAGAAAGCCCGCGATGAGGCGATCGCCCTGCTCTGTCAGGCGCTGCAGAAAGCCGGCGTGCCGCTCCTTTCGCTGAAAATCATCGAGGACGGCAGCGACTGCATGGTCAAGGCGACATTCGAATGGGGTGAGAGATGGGCGAACATCTCTATGGACGCCCCGCATACGGCGCTTTGGGACATTCTGCGACAGATCCCGGAGCTTAGGTAACCATTAGGAGGAACACATCATGGGCAAAGAAAAAAGGTGGATCTCCGCGAAGGAATACGCGGAGACCCACGATCTCCCAGTCAGTACCATTCGCAGGTACTGCAGAGCAGGGGAAATCCCCTGCTTTAGGATTGGCCAGCGGTTCATGTTCAACCCCAAAGACATGGACGCCTTCCTTGAGTGGAAGGCACGCGAGGGGCTGAAAGATAGACCGGGGACCTTCTTGGAAGCCGTGAAAAAGGCGAAGGAAGGGACAAGGATTTCTGTCTGGCGAGCCAGACAGAATGAGGAGAAGGCCATGGAGACGACCTAAAGGAGGAACGAAATGAGAGAAAAAGCAATGAGAGAAGTGATCCTCGCACAGCTTGGCGCGCTTCGCGCGGACGCAGGCGTCGAGCTGGTCGCCTGCAAAGATACCTGCGTCGAGGATTACCTGACGGGGAAGGCTGACGCCCTCGCCGTTGCCATGCAGATGGTGGAGTCGAAGGCACTGATCGAAAGCATGGCGAATTTCTTGCGCCACGAGGAAACCCGCAATATGAATCTGGCGGAGAGTGCCAGGTTGTGTGCGAAGGACATGATGGCGCGGATGTACGAAGGAAAAGCCGCCGGATACATGGCAGCCTCCAGAGTGGTTACCGAAATCAGGGAGGCGAATAAATCATGACCAGCACAGAAGCAGTAGAAGTCGTCCATCAGATGATGGAGGCACGCGAGCAAGAAGAAGCGAGGACCGCAGCTCTCGCCTCTCAAGTAGCCACGAAGAAATACGATCCTAGCGCCGCACGCCAGAGGTTCTGGAAGGAAGTGGCGATCTATCCGCTGACGCTGGTGTGCGCAGCGGTATACACCCTGCTAATGGCGGTGGCTCAATGAGATGCTGCGAGGGCTGCGGGAGGCCGCTTCCTGCGGATGCCGCCCCGCGGAAACGCTTCTGCTCCGCAGAGTGTGAGAGGCGCTCTTACTACGAAGGGCGCCGCGATAAGGACCACGCTAAAGAAGAAGCGGAAGAAGGCATTCCGCTCCGAGAGTTCCAATGTGAGCAATGCGGACACTGGGTCCGCGTCATGAGCAAGAATGACAAGCGCTTCCGCTTCTGCAGCGCCAAATGCGAAAAGGCATTTTGGAAGCGGAATAAGCCGAAGGCTGCAAGGGCTTCGAGAGCTCCGGCGGGCAGAGGCTTCGGAGGTGGCTACTTTGAGAGATGCTGCAAGTGGTGCGGCAAAGCATTCGGCACACAGTCGGCGACGGCCATGTACTGCTGCCGAGAGCATAAGCACATGGCCTTGATGTGGAAGAAACAGAACGCAGCCGAAGAAAAGAAGGCTAGGAAACGGTCGAAGTACCGACCGTTCGTGGGTGGAAGGAGCGACTAAATGAAAAACGAAGTCACACTGGAGCAGGCGCTCGAGCTCCTCATGGAGGATCAGCCTGTCCACGTGTTCAATGAGGATGGGGATGACTACTTCTTCGGCTACAAGAGCGCTATCAATGAAGAAGAACCCGTCCCGCATCTGGTCGTCACCGGGATCTTCGCAAACACCGAGGATCTGAAAGACGGCAATGGCGAGATGCAGGTCATCGAGCTGCAGGTGAAAGAGTAAAGAAAAAGAGCCTTGGCAGCGGCTACTGCTAAGGCTCGGGCAGGAAGGTTTCGAGGCATTCCTGCCTCTATTATAGCAGAAATGGAGGAATCATGGCAGAGCTTGAAAATCACATGGTGTGCGGCATTGGCTTCTTCGATGAAGAAGCCGCCCGCCGCCGACTTGAACGGGAAGAATACGAGATGGAGCACGCGGATGACGCATGGGATGACTGGTTGGGAGGCGAGCCGATTGAATACGAAGCCGAAGCGGATGTATCTGCATCAGTGCCGGATCTGCGGTAAGACTTACTACAATTCGCGCGATAGCAAGAGACCGGGCACCTGCTGTAAGCAATGCAGCATGATCCACGCAAACATCAGCCGCAGGCTGAAGCGGCACCCGCTGAGAGACGCAGCGGCGCTAACGAAGCATCTGCAGCTGATGCTTAGCACCATCGAGCAGCAGATGGGTGACAAGCAGCAGATGATCGATCTGACGTCTTCTTTCGAATGGGACATGATGATCGGTCTTTGCGAGAAGGACTGGCCGTTCCTTGAGGGCTGCTCAGAGGAAGAGCTGGATACGCTCGCAGAGCTGGTGGATGTGGCGGAGGATCTACTAGCCCTTCCGGCGCAGATGCCGCCCACCAAAATACCGAGTGATGTTTATTGGGAATTTATCAATGTGGTGGATTCATATCATAAAAATAGGAGGAGAAATGGCAACATTATATGAAATCGACGAAAGGCTGGCAAATATCTTCGTCACTCCCGATGGCACTGCCGTAGACGGCACCACCGGGGAAGTACTGGACACAAAAGCACTGGATGATCTCGAGATGGAGAAATGGTCCAAGGTGGATAACATTTGCCGGTATATCAAGAATCTTCAGTCGGATATCGAGCAGTACAAAGAAGAAGTAGACAAGCTGACGGCGAGAGCCGTGTCGGCGCAGAAGAAGCTGGAGAGCCTTAAAACCTATCTGGCCATGCATCTGGAAGCGGGCAAGAAGGCGGATGTGCCTAGTGCACAGATCCGTTGGCGAAAGTCCGTGACGGTCTCCATCCCGGATGAGAATATGATCCCCATGTGCTTCATGAAGCAGGTCATCACGGCCAAGCCGGATAAGCTGGCTATCAAAGAGCTTTTGAAAGCAGGGAAGGCCGTCCCCGGCGCTTCTTTGGAAGAAAAACAGAATCTGTCTATTAAGTGATAGCCATCCGGCGATTCACTTTTAGAAATACATCATAGGAGGTATATATGCTTACCATCAACAAGGGTATCCAGCAGAGTGCCGTCAAGGTCGTGGTATATGGCGTGGAAGGCATTGGGAAGACGACTTTCGCCAGTCATTTCCCCGCGCCGCTTTTCCTCGACCTGGACCGCGGCAGCCGCCGGATGGATGTCGATCGCATCGACTCTATCCAAGACTGGCCCGCTCTCATGGGTACGCTGGACCAGATCCAGCGCGACCCGTCGCTTCCCTATTCGACGATCGTCATCGATACGGCGGATATGGCGGCAAAACTGGCGAGCGCCTACATCTGCAAGGCAAACGGCAGCAAGAAGAGTATCGAAGAATTCGGCTATGGCAAGGGCTATGTGATCCTCGCTGAAGAATTCTCAAAGCTCTTGGTCAATGCGGAGGTGCTGGTGAATATGGGCTTCAATGTCGTATTCCTGGCACACGCGATGCAGCGGACGGTCACCCGCCCGGATGATACCGGGAGCTATGACCACTGGGAGATGAAGCTCCCCGGGAGCAAGAACAATTCACTGGGGGCTCTTCTCAAAGAGTGGGCGGATCTCTTGCTCTTCGCGGACTACAAAGTCATCATCCGGCAGGGCGCAGACGGAAAGGGAAAGGCAGCTGGCGGTCAGCGCAGGATGCGTGCGACGCACACGCCGTTCGCGGACGCTAAGAACCGCTTCGGCCTTGCAGATATTCTGGACTTCGACTTCAAGGAAATCCAGACCATCATCCCCGCCCGTCCTGTCACGCCGCCGAAAACCACCATGGAAAAGGCGTATCAGGCGAAGAAGAAGGTGCAGAAGGGGATCACCCCTAAAACGGCCGCGAAGCCCGCAGAAGCGAAGCCAGCCCCGCCCACGAATGTGTATGACGAGCTCGCGCGTCTGATGGCGCTCGGTGTATCGGAAGCGGATCCTTCACCGATCACGGAAGGGGAGCTGCTGAAGGCGATCCGCGAAGTAGACCCTAACGAACCCGCAGCGAAAGCCGAGAATCTGGCGAAGATCCCTGCGGACTATGTAGAAGCACTCATTAATCCAAAGACTTGGGCGGGATTCAAATACTATGTGCTGAACAACATCCGCACTCCGTTTTAGTCTATAACCACGATTTCTGTTTATACTCATGATTTTGAGAGACTTTTTCTCAATTTCCACACATTAAGTTACGAATTTTACATTTTAGGAGGAAAATACTATGCCGAATTTTGGACAGTTCGGAAATGCTACGCCGGATACCGAGAAGGAAAAGGCAACAGTGGTTACTGGGTTTACCTTCTCGGACGATGATTTCAAGGATAAGGAAGGTCTCTTCGACCTCATCCCGAAAGGCCGTTACCACTTCGTGGTCTATGACTGCCAGACCGGCTTCACGAAGAAGGATAACACACTGATGAAAACCATCCTGATGGACATCCATCACGAAGACGGAACAAAGACGCGCCTTACAGATTACTTGGTCTATAAGAGTAACCAGAAGTGGAAATTTGCCTGCTTCTTCGATGCCATCGGTCTTGGTGATGCGCTCAAAGAGAACGGCATCGGCGGAGCAGATGACCCGCTCTGGACGACCGCTGTAGGGCAGGAAGGGGACTTCGAGGTCGATAATGAAACGTCCGAGTGGAACGGCAAGCAGACCACGCGCAATGTCATCAAGAAGTACTACAAGCCCGAACGGTAAACGGCTATGAGCAAAATCGATCTAGCGCCGCTCTTGGCCTTCATCGACCCAGACTACAGCTATGAACGATGGATTCAAGTGGGCATGGCTCTCCAGAAGGAGGGCTATCCCCTGTCTGTCTGGGAAGCCTGGAGCCGCAGGGGCGGGAAGTTCCATGAAGGGGAATGCGTCAAGAAGTGGCAATCTTTCCATGAAGACCGCGAGCAGCCGGTCACCGGCGCCGTCATCACACAGTGGGCGAAGGAAGGCGGGTGGAAGCCCTCCGGACGTCATGAAGGGCCGGTTCACACCGTGACGGGGTTCACCTTCACGGATTCCGATTTTCTGATCGATCCATCAACGGTCGAGCCAGAAGATTTCCATGAGCCAAGTGATGAGGAATGGGACCCGAAAGGGGACCTCATCTCCTATCTGCAGGCGCTCTTCAAGCCGGATGAGTATGTCGGACTTGCGGTGAATTCCTTCCTGGCTAAGGACGGAAAATGGAAGCCTGTCGATAATGGCCAGTGCAAGCGGACGTGCGGAGAGATCGTCGAGGCGCTGCAGCATTCTCAGCAGATATCCAGCGCTGTCGGCAGCCTGCAGAATGAGGCGGCAGGGGCATGGATCCGTATCAATCCGCTGGACGGAGAAGGGGCTAAGAATGCGAATGTGACAGATTTCCGCTATGCGCTGGTGGAGTCGGACACGCTGCCTCTCGGCCAGCAGCTGGCGCTCATTCGCCAGATGCAGCTGCCATGCGCTGCCATCGTCTACTCCGGCGGGAAGTCGGTGCATGCCATCGTCCATGTCGATGCCGCGACACAGAAGGAATACTATGAGCGCGTCGCCCATATTTACGACATCTGCAACAAAAACGGCTTCAAGGTCGACGAGCAGAACAAGAACCCGTCCCGCCTGTCCCGTATGCCGGGCGTCACGCGGAACGGTAAGAAGCAGTTCCTGATCGGCGTCAATCAGGGGCAGAAGGACTATCTGGCATGGCTCGCATGGACGGAAGAACAGCAGGATGACCTGCCGCCTTTCCTGCCGCTCAATACGGTCATCGATGACCCGCCGCCTCTGAATCCGGTCCTGATCGACGGCATCCTCCGTCTGGGGCACAAGGCTATACTGACCGGCCCCTCGAAGGCGGGGAAGTCTTTCTGGCTGATGCAGCTGGCGCTTGCCATTGCGTCCGGCGGTGAGTTTCTGGGATGGAAATGCCGGCAGGGGAAAGTCCTCTATATCAATCTGGAAATCGACGAGAAGTCTTTTATCGACCGTCTGGAACACATCTATAGAGCAAAGGGGATGCCGATGCATCCAAGCTCCAGCAATCTCATCGTATGGGATCTCAGGGGCAAGGCGCTCCCGATGGATAAGCTGGCAAAGATCATCGTCCGGCGGTGTAAGGACATGCATCTTGAGGCGATCATCGTCGACCCTATTTACAAGGTCATCACGGGTGACGAGAATGCCGCCAGCGATATGGCGTACTTTGGCAACCAGTTCGACTACATCTGCCGCGAGCTGGGATGCTCTGTCATCTACTGCCACCATCACTCCAAGGGCGCGCAGGGCGCCAAGCGAGCGACCGACCGCGGCAGCGGCTCGGGCGTCTTCTCCCGCGATGCAGATGCCATCATCGACCTGACGGCGATCGAGCTGAAAGAGGAGGAAAAGAATCAGTATGGGTGCGACGTCGCTTACTGCTGTACCTGCATCCTTCGTGAATTCAAGACGCCGAAGCCGAAAGCTATCCTCTTCCAGTATCCGCTCCACACGCTCGCCCCTGATATCGATCCGAAGCGTACCGAGGGCAGCATCGAAGGGAACCGCGTCAAAGGGAACATCACGCAGACGCAGAACAAAAATGATCGCTATGGAGAATTCATCCGGACGCTGGAGCATCATCTCGCGAACGGGGATGTAGTGAATCAGAACAATCTGGCAGATGAGATGCAAGTAGCGGAATCAACTATTCGCAATTATCTCAAACAGGCAAATACACCTGTGCAGGTATACGAAGTAACGCGCGGTCGGAATGGACGCATCCGGCGGCTCGACGAACGGAATTAAAACCGCAATAAATCCGCAAACTCTATATAGGAAATATATATAATTTGCGGATTTAATCTCACGCGGTGAATGGGGGTGTAAGGGTGGGTGTTCCTTAACATACACACCCACCCCTTCCACCCCTTCACTCACCGTAAAAAGAGCTTTCGGAATTTAGACATATCTTTTTATGATAGCAAACCAGCTGATTTTGTAAGCAGTCAGAAAAAGTCAGAAAAATACAGATCTGTATTTTAGGAGGGAGGTAAGTCATGCGAAGCCATCTTGTGAAAGGCGCTGACCGCATCGAGCTGACGATCCGGAGCTACACGGACCGGACGGGGCGGACGCCGAAGAAGAAAGTATTGCTGCAGATGCATCGCTACATCGAGAAGGATGATAAATGGACGAACAAAGACTTCCTCTGCAAGAGCGAAGCAGAGGCTTTGATGAAAATGAGAGAAGTCAATCAGTATTGGATGGAGTTTCACGGTTATACAGTGGAGGAATCATGATTATTATTCAGGCGGAATCCGGGGCTATTGTCACGGACCCGAAAGAAATCTATATCGACAAAGACTTAGATGGACGTCTGCATCTCTACGCGGATCTGTCCAGTACGGATAGGGTGAAGGCCGTAGAGCTTACGGTTTTTGATTATTCAAAGGAAGTCTTGGGAGAGATGCTCGGGGTTCTGTACAGAAAGATGGATCATTGGCTCTTCATGAATGAAAGCCCTCACTACGCTATCCGTATGAATGTGGTGCTGGATATGGTAAAGCATGGTGGTCTGGAGGCGTCTCATGACTGAGTGGGAAGTCCTGCTCTTCGTCTGCATCGTCGGGATGTGGCTGCTGGCGACGATTGCTTCCCTCTTCGGAAAGATCGGGGATCTTTGGCTGGCCGTCGCTGACCTGCAGGACGACCAGCGGGGCGTGATGCGTGACCTGATGGTCTTAAAGACAGAGGTGGATGCTATGGCAGCGCGGGAAGCAGAAAGACTGAAATTGGAGCGAGTGTCGGCTTGATGATGTATGCGCTCTGCTGCGTCAGCAAGAGAGGAGATCGGTATGACGAAGAGTGAACTGAGAGCGTGGGAAGCAATCCGGTGCAAGTTGGATATGCAGCGATGCAGGATCTTTCTAAAGGAATGGCCAAGAATCGTGCGGGCGAGAAAGACGCGCGAGGAGTCCTGGGGTATTTCTCCAAATGGGATCAATGGGAATCGAAACTGCCGTTGGCGCAAGCTGGTGCGTGTGACTATGTGGTGGAATCGACGTAAGTGGGAAAATGGAGGAAAGGGCAAATGAAAACATGGGAAGCGATTAAGGTGGCGGAAGAAGGGAAAAAGATGAGAAATGCAGAATCTGAAAGTTTTGAGGAAACATACAAGCATGTAAAAGGATATTTAAATCGAACTGATACAGGTAACGCAATAGCCTTATTACATGATATGTGTGCTAACTGTGAACGTTGGAACGGGATTAAAGAGCATGACTACTCAGAGTGCAAAGACATGGCTTGCTTTAAACTGTTTTTACGCGCTGAACATGACGAATGGTGTGCGAGTTTTGAAGGGGACGGCAGGTAATGAATGAAAATGAATAATGTAAAAAATGTTGGCGAAGGCAGATTTTTTAAGGTCGTAAAAGGTTGCTCGTTTGTTGTCCGACTGCCTGAACGCAGCACAAAATATTCTGCCGGGTATGATTTCTTCTGCCCGTATCCAGTTGTAATTGCGCCGGGACAGACGATCAAAATCAAAACATGGGTAAAAGCTCGCTTCCCCCGAGATGAGTTTCTGATGATTTGCGATCGCTCGTCGTTTGGAATTAAGAAGCATCTTACAATTCCAAACGGTGTAGGCATTATTGATAGTGATTATTACGGAAATGAAAATAACGATGGAAATATCATTGCTGCGCTGTATAACTTCGGGCAAGAACCTGTACAGATTAAAACTGGAGACAAGGTGTGTCAGGGTATCTTTATTCCGTTCAAGGTCACAGATGACGATACAGCAACAGGGAAACGTACTGGCGGAGTAGGGAGTACAGGAAAATGAATCTGAAATCGTAAGCTTGGAGCATTTAGACTGGGACGATTATTGACGTGAAAGGGGCAGGATAAATATGTCAATCAACAGTAAGGCAAAGGGAAAACGCGGAGAACTCGCCTGGTGCCGTTTCTGCGGAGGATTCGGGTATACCGTCCGCCGCACGGCGCAGTTTTGCGGAAACAATGAGGCGGGGCTGCGGACTGCATCGGCATCCGCGGTATCCACCAGGAGGTCAAGTTTGTCGAGCATCTGAACATTCAGGACGCAATGGATCAGAGCATCCGAGATGCCAGGAAGGCGATGAAGGATGAGGTGCCGATCGTGGCACATAAGAGAAGCAACTGCGAGTGGCTTGTCACAATGCGGGCCTGTGATTTTCTGAAGCTCTATAAGGAACGCGAGTCGGAGCTCGTACTGCAGGACCTCGCAGCTACGAAATGTCTGGAAGAAATCAGAAAGGTGAAAGAGAAATGATCGTAATCAAAGCAGAAGACGGATCCATCATCACGGACCCGAAAGAAATCTATATCGACAAGGACTTGGATGGGAATTTGCATCTTTACGCGGACTTGTCCAGTACGGATCGAGTGAAAGCTGTAAAGCTGACTGTCTTTGATTATTCAAAGGAAGACTTGGGGCAGGCGCTCGAAAAGCTGTATCAGAAAATGCATAAGTGGCTTTTCATGAACGAATGCCCGCATTACGTCATCCGCATGGGTGAGATACAGGGCATGGTAAGCCTGAACAACGCGGAGGCAGACAATGGATGAATGGGAGATTCTGCTCTTCGTCTGTATCGTCGGGATGGGGCTGCTGGCGACGATTGCTTTCCTTTTCGGGAAGATCGGGGATCTTTGGTTGACCATCGCTGACCTGCAGGACGACCAGCGGGGAGTGGTACACGATCTGATGGTCTTAAAGACAGAGGTGGATGCTATGGCAGCGCGGGAAGCAGAAAGACTGAGGAAGGAGAGGATCTCATGAGCAGTACGGTGTGGTTCTTCGTTGGTGTGCTGACGGGCTCGCTGATGGCAACTGCTGCCATCCTTCTTACCGTCGAATGGTTACTCAGGAGGAAGCGATGAGTATGGTATATTTCTTCGTGCCTGGTAAGGTGCAGGGCAAAGCAAGACCGCGCTTCTCTTCACGAAGCGGGACTGTCTACACGCCGGGGAAAACGAAGTCGTATGAACGGCAGATCGCGGAGGCTTACGCAGCGCAGCACGGTCCCTGCTTTGAGGGGGCTGTGATGGTCGTGATCGAGGCGGTCTTTTCGATCCCGAAGTCATGGACGCGGGCAAAGAAGGCAGAGGCGCTGGCGGGGAAACTTCCGCCGGGGAAGCCAGACATTGACAACATCTTGAAAGTCGTACTCGACGGGCTGAACGGCATCGCCTATGAGGACGATAAGCAAGTAACTATGACTCAGTGCAAAAAATTTTATACAGCCACAAACAGTTTGCCGGGGCTGCGGGTGTACGTCCATTCAAACGGATAATGCAAACGGATATTATTAACAAGGAGGGGCTAATCATGATCGACACAACCGGATCCCTGCTCAGCAGACAAGTGCGTAGGAAGATCGAACGTCAAAAGAATAAAAACGCCACACTCACGGTCAAGCCGGAGTATCTAAAAGACTTATGCTCGCAGGCAGTCCAACAGGAAGCAGCGAAATTAGCGACACATGCAAAAAATGAAGCCGTATCAAGGCTATTTGAAGAACTGATCGCGATCCCTGTCATGGTGATCCATGACCACTTCGGTGAGCTTAGGAAGAAAGACGGACGGGAAGAGCGGTTCGCAGAGATGTGTCTCGAACTTTACGACACAGTAGAGAAAGGGTTTGTAACGCCGGCGGAGTTGAGGCAATGTTTATTTGAGGAGGCCGGGGTGCGGTTTAGGAGACCTACAGATTCTCCGCGTGAGAAGAAGGAGAAACAAGGATGACGGAGGAAGAGGGGTTAGTGGTTTCTTCGAGAAGCTGTGCAGCCAGCGGCAGTAACGGCCACCACAAAAGGCAACAGATGACATCGACATAGGAGGGCATCAGTGAGGGTATTGGATTTGCTTCGACAGGTGTATAGGGAGATTGGGATGCTGGAGACGTCCCGCAGGCAGAAAGACATGATCATAGCGGATAATGCCGGTGTAAAGGCGATCCGATACGATAAAGACAAAGTATCTGGCGGCCAACAGGGCGATCTGGCTGATGTGCTGCTTAATATCGAGAGGGAACGGGAGCGAATCAATGAACAGATTGCCCGTCAGCTGGAACGTGTCATGCGGCATCGGGCGGAATTGTATCAGCTCATGGAGAAGGTGCCTGATGGTCCGGGGAAGATCGCCGTACAGGAGCATTATCTCTACCGTGTGCCGTGGGGGGTGGTGGCGGAACGGCTGCATTATGGGAAGAGTTATACTCGAGACCTTGCTCGTCGCACGGTAGAGGAGTTGGAGAAAGTGATTGCTGATTAGAAGACCAGCACAAATCAGCACTTTGAAAGTGATATAATAGTATTGTGAAAATTACGCGACAAAAGAAACAGACTGCCCAATTCGACAGTCTGTTTCTTTTATCTGTTAAAGTGATTCCTCTCGTATTTGCAAGTAATTGACATGTTTGATTTAGATATCGAAGTAGAAGAGGGGGATAAGCCACGGCTACGTTATGATGATAAAAAGCAAAGAATGGATATTTTGAGAATTATCAATGATGCTTATTATCGTAGTATTATTGGGAAGCGCACGGGAATTGATGATAATTAAAAAGAAATGAGATGTTATAAACATGACCAAGATCAAGATGAAGATTGCTCGTTCGATAATGTTTATATCTTCGTATTTTCCCCTATACATACTTTTAGCAATATTGCAAACTAAAGAGTTTGAGGAACATCCGCAACAGTGGAAATTTTTCATGATGGTTGATTCTGTATTAATTACAATTTCTTTATTAAGTTTTTTCTTATTAAGGAGAACAGGCGCAAGTAATTCGTGCAAACCAACAGGAATAAAAAGGCCAGATGACAAAGTCATTGATTACGTATTTACTTACGCAATTCCGCTTTTGAGTTTTTCAATAGCAGATTGGCGTACTATTATAGTTAATGTTTTATTATTTGCCTTACTATGGTTTTTGTATATAAAGCTGGATTTGGTATTTATCAATCCATTATGGGGAATATTTGGGTATATATCCTATGAGCATAACAGAGGCTATATCATTACTGATATGTGTTATGAGGAGTTTGCCAGAAGAAAGATGTTAAAAGGATGCTATTTAACTAATAGAATTTTCTTGGCAAGAAAGCATTTAAATTTATAGTAAGACACTAAGGCACTCGCTATTATAGTGGGTGCTTTTTATTTATCAGAAACAGAGGTGGTGACAGATGTAATGGCCGATACGGAACTAACGGAAAAGCAAAAACGACTGGTAGATTATTTTATAGAGACAGGTAACCAGACAGAGGCGGCCATTAAAGCCGGGTATTCAAAAAAGAACGCCCGATTCATTGCATCCAAAACCTTAGATCTGCCTTATGTGAAAGCGTTTTTGGAGAAACGTCTCAAGGAAATAGAGGAGAACCGCATTGCGAAAGCAAAAGAAGTGATGGAGTTCCTGACGTCTTCCATGCGCGGCGAAATCAAAGAGGAAGCCGTCGTTGTGGAAGGGGTTGGCGACGGATGCAGCGCGGCGAGAATCATAGAAAAACGAATTGGTGCTAATGATCGTATCAAAGCGGCGGTGCAGCTGGCGAAGCGCTACGGGCTGGACAGGCCGGAAGATGCTGACGGTGAGGCACACATTACATTCAAGTTTGAAAGGGGCGGGGATGATGGAGATTAACGTAGCGGACCATGTGGGGCCTGCTTTTGATGCCGTCTTCCAAGACATCATTCATCACCGTCATACCCATTATTGGATGAAAGGCGGCCGTGGCAGTACGAAGTCGTCTTTTGTGAGTGTCATGCTTCCCATTCTGCTATTACAGAACCCCAAGTGCCATGCGGTCGTACTCCGAAAAGTCGGGAACACCATCAAGACATCGGTTTATCCGCAGGTATTATGGGGAATCGATGCTATGGGCCTTAATGGTTTGTTTTCCGCAAAGATTTCCCCGCCGGAAATCACCCTGAAGCATACGGGGCAGAAGATTTATTTCATGGGTGATGATGACCCCATGAAGCTCAAGTCCATCAAGCCGCCATTTGGCTATATCGGTGTGGTGTGGTTTGAAGAATTCGACCAGTTCGCCGGTATGGAAGAGATCCGGAATCTGAACCAGTCTTTGCTTCGCGGCGGTGATAAATACTGGGAGTTCTGTTCTTTCAACCCGCCAAAGTCGAGAAACAACTGGGTGAACGAAGAGCAGCTCTATGACGATGCGGACAGGCTGATACACCATTCCACCTATTTGCAGGTCCCGAAGGAATGGCTAGGCAGCCAGTTCCTGCTGGAAGCGGACAAGCTGAAGGGGAAGAATCTCAAGAGCTACGAGCATGAGTATCTGGGGAAAGTCACCGGGACAGGCGGCGCCGTCTTCGAGAATGTAGAGGATCTGCGCATGAGCAATGAGATGATTGCACAATTCGACAGGCTGCATTGCGGGCTGGACTTTGGCTTTGCAGTCGATCCGTTGGCTTTCGTCCAAATGCACTATGACGCCAAGAAGGAAGAGTTATATATCTTTGACGAAGTATACCAGCAGAAACTCACGAACCGCGCTGTGGCGCAAATCCTGCGCGCCAAGCACCTCACGGCACCGATCATTGCCGACTCTGCAGAGCCGAAGAGCATTGCTGAAATACGTGACATGGGTTTCAACATTATCGGATGCCGCAAAGGGCCTGACAGTGTAGCTTACGGCATCAAGTGGCTGCAGGAACGGCGGAAGATATACATCGATAAGCGCAGGTGCCCGAACACATACAGGGAATTTACCTGCTACGAATACGAGAGAAATCGTCAGGGGCAGTTTATTTCTGCCTACCCTGACGCAGACAACCACGCTATCGATGCCACGAGATACGCCTGCCAGAATGAAATGGCTAGGGCTAGAGTGAAGGTTTTAAGGAGGTGAGAACGTGGATTTAACCGTAGCTAGAAAAATGATACAGAAATATGTCACCGGTCACAGCGAATTTTTAAAGCGGGCCCTGACGGCTGACAGGTATTACAACAACCTGAATGATATCCTATTCGCTCCCAGCAGGCAGGAGAAAGAGGCAAAGGGCGATATCGAGAACCCCATGCGCACGGCAGACAATCGAATCCCCATGAGCTTTTACAGCCTGCTGGTGGATCAGAAGGTGTCTTACCTTTTTACTGCCCCACCTTTGTTTGATACACATAGCGATGACGTCAATAAGGTGATTACTGATACACTGGGAGGCAGTTATGCAAGCAGAATCCAAGAGCTGGCCACCAATGCATCCAATGCAGGGGTCGGATGGCTGCACTACTGGATAGATGAGAATGGGAAGTTCCAGTATGCCGTAGTACCCAGTGAGGAGATCATCCCGATTTGGTCGCCCAAATTGTCCCATGATCTGCTGGCAGTGCTCCGCGTGTATCGTGAGTACGATGATAACGGTGACGCCTACAAGGTTTATGAGTATTGGAATGACCGGGAATGTGAGGCTTATCGAATCCCGGAATCTGATGAAACGATGGATAGGCTATTCCCTTATGGCTGCTTTGCTGATTTTTACAATGCGGGATTGTCTGAAGCGGATAACCAGTTTATCCATAACTTCGGCCGGGTGCCGTTTATCCCATTCCGCAACAATCAACGAGCTACCAGTGATCTCAATAAAATCAAAAAGCTGATAGACGCTTATGACAAAACATTAAGCGGTTTCATGAATGACCTGGAGGATATTCAAGAGGTCATTTTTATTTTGACCAATTACGGCGGGGAAGACCTAAACGAATTCCTGAAGAACCTGAAATACTACAAAACCATTTCCGTGGAATCTGCAGGTACAGGGGATTCGTCTGGGGTGTCCACTCTAAATATCGATATTCCGGTAGAAGCCAGGGATAAGATGCTGGAAATCACCCGAAAGGCGATCTTTACCATGGGGCAGGGGGTAGATCCGGAGCAGCAGGGACTGGATAAGACTTCCGGCGAAGCCATGAAATTCGTTTATTCCCTGCTGGAGCTCAAGGCGGGGCAGATGGAAGTCCAATTCCGCATGGGATTCGACGAATTGCTTCATGCGATATTGCGGCATTATGGGAGGGACACAGCAGGCATCGTACAGACATGGACGAGAACGTCCATTAAAAATGACTCTGACCTTGTGACCATGTGCAGCAATTCCGTGGGCATTGTTTCCAATAAGACGATCTTATCCCGTCATCCATTTGTGGATGATCCAGAAGCAGAAGCAAAACAGATCGAAAAGGAACGCAAAGAGCAGGATGCGCAGGCTGATCCCTATGGAGGGGATTTGGATGGCAAGAAAGATGACTAGTTTTTTATTTCCTAACGTGGCAGGTGAACCACGGTAAAAACCGGAGGAGGATTTTATGAATCAGGAAGAATTATTTGCTGAATTGGGCATCGCAGCCGATAAAAAGGAAGCAGCGAAAAAAGCGCTGACTGCTTTCTTAGATGGTGCGTATGTACCAAAATCTCGTTTCAATGAGGTCAACGAGGGAAAGAAGACCTTAACCGCTACTGTAGCGGACCGTGACAAACAACTGGAAAACCTCAAAAAGTCTACAGGTGATCTGGACGCATTGAAGAACCAGATTAAATCCCTGCAGGATGCCAACAAGAAGGCCCAAGAGGAAGCTGATGCGAAAATGAAAGAACTCCGTATCAATGACGCTATCAAACTGGCTATCGTGGACAAAGCGCAGGATGTGGACATTGTTTCCAGCTTGTTCGACAAGACTAAACTCATCCTTGGTGACGATGGAAAAATCACCGGATTGGACGAACAGCTGAAGGAACTGCAGAAGAACAAAGCATTTTTGTTTAAGCAGGCCGGCCCTAACCCGAAGTATGATCCCAAAGGCGGAAACGGAAACCCCAGCACCAATCCATTCGCAAAAGATACGTTTAACCTCACTGAACAGGGAAGATTGCTCAGAGAAAACCCGGAACAGGCCAAAGCCTTCGCACAGGCCGCCGGAGTAACCATTTAATCTAAAAGGAGACAATACAAATGGCAGGAACTACTATTTCCGATATCATCGTCCCGGAACTGTTTAATCCATACGTAGTGCAGAAAACCATGGAGAAATCTGCATTTTTCAATTCCGGTATTATTACTAGAAGCCCGGCATTCGATGCCCTGGCGAGCGAAGCAGCACGTACTCACAACATGCCATTCTTCGAAGATCTGCAGGGAGACGCTGACAACATCGTAGAAGGGCAGACCATCGAAGCAAAGAAAATCACATCCAAGAAAGATGTATCCACTACCATCATGCGTAGACAGAAATGGAGTGCTTCCAATCTGTCTGCCGCACTGGCTGGTAAGGACCCGATGGCCGCTATTGGCGACTTGGTAGCAGGCTATTGGGCTAGACAGTACCAGAAGGAACTCATCAATATCCTTGCTGGCGTATTCGCTTCTACTTCCATGAAAGACCATATTCTGGATATTTCTGCACTGGAAGGGGAAGCTGCCAACATTTCTGCCTCTGCAGTCATCGATACCCTCCAGCTCATGGGCGATGCACAGGATCAGCTTTCCGCTGTGGTGATGCATTCTGCTACCAAAGCATATCTGAAGAAAAAGAACCTCATTGCTACCGAAAGAGATTCTACCAATGTGGAATTTGATGCATACCAGGGCCGCCGTGTCATTGTAGATGATGGATGCCCAGTATCTGCTGGCGTATACACCACCTATTTCTTTGGTACCGGTGCTATTGCTTACGGCGAAGGTTCGCCAGTCCGTTTCGTGCAGACCGAAACCAAACGTGACCCGGATGACGGCGCTGGTGTAGACATGCTCTATAACCGTCGCTGCTTTATCATGCATCCACGGGGAGTAGCATGGACCAACAAGAAGAGGACCAATCCGGAATCCCCAACTCGCGTGGAACTGGCGGATGCCACCAATTGGAATCGTGTATATGAATCCAAAGCTATCCGCATGGTAGCCCTGAAGCATAAGGTTGGCTAATGATGGATAAGCAGTCAGAGAATGAAGCATACTGGGCCGCCAGGGCCGCAGCCTATGAAGAAGCCTGGCACAATCGTTGCCAGACTACCGTAGAGCGCGATCTGGCGGCGTATTATGAGCAGGCTCTGGCTGACATCCAAAGGGACATCGCTGCTCTGTATGGGCGCTTCGCGAAAGATAACAAACTATCTATGGCAGAAGCGCACAGACTGTTGACGGGCGATGAATATCGCGTCTGGCGGATGAGCATGGAAGAATACCTGCAGGGAATCGAGAACGGCAGCGTTCTGTCGGAGGAACTGGACACCCTCGCTATGCGAAGCCGCATTTCGCGTCTGGATAAGCTCTATGCAGAAACGCTGAAGGCTCTTGACCGGCTGGGACGCAAGACAGAAGACCGCATGACGGACTTTCTGATGAAGGCCTACAAGGATCGTTTCTACCACGGCATTTATGACGTGGCAGAACGGACGGGAATCATGAAGGCGAATGTCGCTATTGATGATGATACGGCACAAAAAATCGCCGCTGCTCCGTGGAGCGGAAAGTCCTATAGCCAGCGTATCTGGAAGAATGACCAGCAGCTCGGCACGGTCCTTCGCACAGTCGTGTCGAATGGGCTGCACCGCGGACTGTCCGTCCCTCAGATGGCAAAAATGGTAGAAGATAAAATGCATGCCGGTCTCTCCAATGCGAGAAGGTTGGTACGCACGGAAATGAACTATGTTCAGAACCGTGCAGCTGCTGACAGTATCAAAGAGTCCGGCATGAAATACTACCGTTTTATTGCTACATTAGACAGGCGTACTTCTGCTATATGCCGGTCACATGACGGTCACGTCTATTCCATTGATGAATACCGCCCTGGTGAAAATGCACCGCCACTTCATCCTAACTGTCGAAGTACAATCGCGGGCAGCCTGAAAGGCTGGCATAGCGAAGAGGGCGCTCGAGCTGCTAGGAATATTGATGGGAAAACTATTCATGTCCCCAAGGGTATGACTTATGGAGATTGGAAAAGTAAGTTTATTGATGTGTCCTTAGACTTTACCCCTGTTATGAAAAATGATAAGATACAGATAGGAAATGGAACTTATCAAACCAATGCTAATGGGGAAATTGTTCCAAATCGAGTCATAGATCCTAATGCGCGCTATAAGCCGAAAATAAAAAGTGCTCCTAATGATGTAATTGAATATTTTACCCATAGAGGAAAGCAGCGCACAGTGGCGTTGTTTGACTGTTTAGGCAACATAATGCTTCGTTTTGATTTAGGGGATCATGGCAATCCCAAACATCATCCTTATGGGAAAAATGGAGAACATGTACATTATGGATTTGGACATGGGAAACCAAAGGCTCGTGCTTTGACGGATATAGAAAAGAAGTTGGTAGGAATCTGAGGTGAGATCATTGACACGCAGAGAGCTTATTGAGTATTTAGATGCTGCACAGGATTTAACATTTTCTTATAAAGGACATTGGTATTTCATTGGTGAAGTGTTTGACTCCAAAACAGGAGTTTACAATGATCCTACCGAATATACTTGTGGACGTGCAGATACTGATGATGACTACCGATATTCTTCTATTGATGAGGCATTGGCAAACTTTAAGATTATGGGCAGGCCTTTTAAAGATATTTTGCCAGATATAGATTGGTAAGCAAAAGCACTTGCAGATTGCAGGTGCTTTTTTGATACCCTAGAAAGTAGGTGATGCGATGAAATATATTTCCCAAGAGGAAGCCAATGCGGCCATTTATGACAAAATCATGGAGGTCAAAGGGGATTATAACGGCATGGTAGAGGAATCGCCTATCATCAACGATACAAAGCTCCGAATGTACGTGGAGAAGTTTGTAGTGGATGTGATGGATTACTGCCACCGAGAGGATTTCCCTGATAGCCTGATTTATACGGCTGTGGAGCTTATTACTAAGTGGATGGATGCGGAGACTTCAGGAGAAAAAGCACCGCTGAAATCTCTGAAACAGAATGATACGGAATTTACCTTTGCGGTATCTGATGTATCTTCTACTGGGAATCCCCATGAAGCAGACTTCGAGAGTTTGAAACCAAAGCTGAACCGTTTCCGCAAGGTGGGAGGTAGGCAGCCATGGAATTCGTAGGAATGAAACGGTTGCTGAAACAGTTTATGTACAATGACCGCATGACTGTGTCCAGACAAGTCGCTTCTTTGGATGCAGAGGGAGCTGACGACTATAGGATTGATGAAATCTATCACGAGATTCCCTGTCATTTTGGCATCTACGAAATCAGCTTGACCGGGAAACAGTCCGATCGGGGCGATGTGTTGACACAAAAGCTCCGCATTGATTGCGACCCCCAGTATGATATACGGCCTAATGACATTCTGGTCATTCAGACGGCAGCGGAGCAGCAGTTTCTACTTCGTGCCGGTAAGGCTTTGAACTATCCTACTCACAAGGAAATTAACGCAGAACGGGAAGGTGAGGAGGCCTGATGGGTGAAGAAATCACCGGCTTCGACCAGCTGGATGCCAAGTTGCAAAGCATTTTGGATCAATCACAGGATAAGAGAAACAAGTTCGTTGCGCAGCAGGCGGAGCTTCTGAACGGTCGTGTCAAGGACAACACACCGGTGGATACCGGTACGCTTCGAAACGGCTGGCATAGGAGCCGCGCCGTCAAGGGGGCTGCTACAGTTTACAACAACACGCATTATGCGGGGCATGTAGAATTCGGGCACCGCATACGAAAGCGCGGAGGCGGGTGGGCGAAGGATAGGAAGGGCCGCACGCGGTTCGTTCCCGGTGCGAAGATGCTTCATGAAGGATTGGCGGAAACGGAAAGGCAATTCAAGGCGGATGCAGAAACCATCATGGAGGATTTGCTCTCATGATTACCTATAGAAGTCTCAAGAAAACGCTTACGGCGTTACTAAAAAACAAATTTCCAGATTGTAAGGTGCACTTTGACAACGTTGAAAAGTCGGATGCGCCTTATTTTTATGTCGAAATGCAGCCCTACACATCTACGGTGGATGGGGAAGGCGTATATCATGACCGCAATATCGAAATTGACATCCAGTATATTCCGGATGAGGACTTATTCGGACGGATTGATCGGATGAAGATTTATGATATTGGTCAGATTCTCGATTTGGCGATTCGCCCTGTCTTTTATGTAGAAGATAGAGCCATCACCATTCCGGAAGCCGAAACCACTGTCCATGATGAAGTGCTGCATTATATTTTCCGGTTACAGTTCACGGACGCTGACATGAGTCAGGAAGAATTTGAACTGATGGAAGAGCTGACGCTCAATTTAAGGAAGGAGTAACAATATGGCAAATGAAGCTGAAGTTTTTGGATTGCCACAGGTACTGATTGATTTTAAAACCAAGGGAACTACGGCCATCAAGCGCAGCGCTCGAGGCATTGTGGCGATGATCCTCAAAAATGAGGAGACTGATGTCAGCAAGTACTACAAAATCAACGATGTTTCTGACATCCCAGATGAAGGACTGACCGCGGAAAACGTAGATCTGATTAAAAAGTGCTTGCTGGGGACACCGCTTCGCATCCTGGTATATACTCTGCCAAAAGCAGACATCTCTGAACCAACTCAGAAACTGGCCGGTATCCTTGCAAAACTGGAAAGCGTAAAATGGAATTATCTCTGCTATCCGAACAGTACTGAACAGGAGCAGCAGGATATCGTTTCCTGGATCAAGTCCGAACGCGGAAACAAGAGAAAGACTTTCAAAGCTGTGGTAGCTAATCAGGCAGCGGACCACGAAGGCATCATCAATTTCTGCACCGGCGGCATCAAGGTAAAGACTGATACCGATTCCAAGGGGAATCCGGTGTATACCACCTACACTGCTCTCCAGTACACCGCTCGTATCACCGGTATTCTGGCCGGTCTTGCGCTTGACCGCTCTGCTACCTATTTCAAGCTGACCGAAGTCGAAGAAGTAGAACAGTATGAAGATATCGATTCTCTTATTGATAAAGGCCAGCTGCTTCTCTTTGATGAACAGGATGGGGATGGAGTCAAGATTGCCCGTGCATGCAATTCTCTGACTACCTTCACTACAGATAAAGGTGAAGATTTCCGCTACATCAAAATTATGGAAGCGGTCGATATGATTACCGATGATATCCGTGATACGTTCAAGAAGTACTATGTGGGCAAAGTCATTAATGACTATGACCATAAAATGCTCTTCATCACCGCTATTCTGGTATACTTCGATGAAATCAAAGGCAATGTTATTGACCGTGACGGCAATAACACGGTAGATATCGATGAACAGTATCAGGCGAATTATGCTAAGCTTCACGGGGAAGATACATCCACCATGACGGCTATGCAGATTCGTCAGTACAATACAGGTACTAATGTGGTACTGGCTGGCAGTGTGAAGCCAGTCAACGCCATGGAAGATCTGAAAATTGTATTTATTATGTAATGTAGGAGGCATGAATAATGACTAGAGCTGCAGAAGATGTGAAATACAGAGGCCGTCGTCGCTGGAATGGTTCCCACGGAAAAGTATGGTGGGATGGTGAACTTCTCTTTGAAATTGAATCCTTTGAATGTAAGGTAACGGCAGACCGCGAGGACGTGCTGATCGGCAATTCCAAAGACTCCAAAATCGTATCCCTCACCGGTTCGGGTACGCTGACAATCAAGTCTGTCATTAACCGCAACATTAACGCCTATCTGGAGGAATGGAAAAATGGCCATGATCCGAGAGCTACGCTTGTGGGGCTGCTGGATGATCCGGATGCCGTAGATGGACAGAAGGAACGCGTGTCCATTGATAATGTATTCTTTAATGAGCTTGCTCTGATGAATTTCAAGAAGGGTGAAGTGGTCGAGAAGGAATTTCCCTTTGGATTCACTCCTGAGGATGCGAAATTTATTGAAACAGTAGAATAGCGAGGTATGAGAATGGCTGTAAGTATTGAAGAACTGATCGAAATGAAAGAAGCCGTAGCAGCGGCGAAGAAAGAAAAGTATGACATGGAAACATCCATCGGCGTCATCACGGTAAAGAAACCGACGGCAGCGATGGTGCTCGAATCCAAAGCTACAGAGGGGGATGGAGATGCGTATCTCGTGCTGAACTGCGTAGTATCCCCGAATCTGAAGGATGCCAAGCTGCAGGAGGCCTATGGGTGCGTGGAACCGACGGATATTGTGCGTAAACTGTTTGATGCAGGTGAAATGACTCGGATCGCCGTGGCTATTCTTGATTGTGCAGGTTATAACAAAAACATCGTGCGAAAGGTTCACGACGACGCAAAAAACTGATTGAAGGGAACTGGGAGGCTGCCACGGCGGCCTTTTTAGTTTCCCATGGTCATTCTCTCTCTTATTTCTTCTCACTGTCGCCGGTCGAGAAGATCTTCTGCCATGCGGCTATGGAGGCAGAGGATGAGAGGGCGGCCAAACTGGCCGCAGTAGGCATGACAAGGCAGGTGATAGGATGAGCCAGTATGTATTGAGCGCTACGCTCGAGATGCGGGATAAGATGACGGCTGCCATCAAGACCGCGAAGAAAAACGTTTCCGGGTTTAAAACTTCTGTAGTGGGTTCGCTGTCGGCGGTCGACCGGCTAACGACGGCCAATGGCAGACTGGCGGCATCTGCTGTCAAGTCTGCGGCCGAAATCAAGAAGACCGCCAGCGCACTTTCTGGGATCAAGGGAAATCATCGGGCGGCAGTATCCGTGACGGATAAGGCAACGCCTGCGATTACCCGGATCAGGAACCAGATGAACAGCATCCGCTCGAAAGAGGTGGCTATTAACCTAGTGCAGAAGGGCGGCAAGCTGAAAAACAGTCTTGATGGGCTTGCTTCTGGCATGCTTATGAATACTTCGCTGCAGATGCTTGGCGGTGCGGGAGTCGGCTTTGGTATTTATAATACTGTGAAAAGCTACATGGACTTCGAGCAGACCATGTCCGGCGTCAAGGCGATTTCCGGTGCTACAGACGAAGAATTTCAGAAGCTCACGGCGTCTGCTTTGGAGATGGGGGCGAAAACGAAATTCACCACGACAGAGGCGGCGCAGGCGCTCACTTATATGGGCATGGCGGGCTGGAAGACTGAGGAAATGATCGGCGGTCTTCCTGGCATCATGAATCTGGCTGCCGCCTCTGGCGAAGACCTGGCTTCGGTATCAGACATCGTAACGGACGCTATGACGTCTTTTAAAATGGGGGCTGATGAAGCGGGGGAATTCGCTGACGTGCTCGCTGCAGCGGCTGCCAATTCTAATACCAATGTCGGAAAGATGGGTTACACATTCAAGTATGTAGCGCCGCTTGCGGGAGCTCTTGGCTATAACATTCAGGACACGGCGCTCGCTATTGGCGCAATGGCAGACAGCGGCGTCAAAGGGGAGCAGGCCGGCACGTCGCTTCGTGCACTGATGACTCGTCTGGTATCGCCGACAAAAGACGTGAAAGAAGCGATGGCGACACTGAGCCAGCACATCGACGGCGGGTTCTCTGCTATCGACACGACAACGGGGAAGATGAAACCGCTCCGAAAGATTCTGCTGGATTTGCGAAAAGGGTTCAAAGGCCTCGACGAAGCCACGCAGGGTAAAGTTGCCTCTGATCTTGCCGGGCAGGAAGCCATGTCCGGTTTACTGGCTATCGTCAACGAATCGGATGACAAGTTTGAACGGCTGACGAAAGCCATCGACGGTTCACGCGGTGCCGCAGATAAGATGGCAAAGACTCGCCTGGATAATTTGGCGGGCGATCTGACCTATCTTTCAAGCGCATGGGACGGGCTGACGAAAAACCTGCTGAGTGGCCACGTATCTAGCGGCCTTCGCGATTTGGCGCAGGAGGGTACGAAGCTCTTAAATCGGTTCAATGAAAATATCAAGGACGGGCTGGATTTTGGTGACGTATTTGATATAGTCGGGACGCTCGTCGTCGATCTGAAGAACAAGTTCCTGCAGCTTGATGGCGTAGGCTCCGTTCTAGCCGGCGGGGTGCTGGCCGGGGCGCTCTATAAGATCGCAAAGTTGACGAAGAACGGCGTCGATGCTGTTTCAAATGTGCTGCATCCTAAGACTGGAGGCATTGCCGGTGGCAGGAACGGTGCATTAAATGACATGGTGGTGTCTGCTAACACAGTTATCGTCAATGGTACGGTAAGCTCTGGCGGCACAGGCATCGGCGGAGCTGGCTCTATCCCCGGTACAAAAGCGGATGGGAAGATTGATGCAGGGAAAGCCGCCCGGTACGGAAAAATCTTTGGACGCGTCATGATGGGCGCTGCTCTTGCCACTTCTGCTTACGAGGTCTACCGTGCAGCGCCGGAAGAACGTGGTGCCGCAGCACTAAAGGCGGGCGGCTCACTTGCCGGCATGTATGCCGGTTCCAAAGCTGGCGCGCTGGCCGGCGGGGCCATCGGAGGTGCTTTCGGCGGCATAGGGGCCGTTCCCGGCGCGCTGATAGGCTCGATTATCGGTGGACTGGGTGGCAGCGTTTTCGGCAACTATATCGTGAACGGTCTTGCTAATGGCACTTTTGGTGCAGGCCGTCTGCAGTCTATGAAGGAAGCGACTATGTATCGGGACAATGCGTCCCGCGGTATGACCTACGAGGACTATGACGACATTACTAAAACCATGGAGCAGGCAACGGAAGAACGCTCGAAGGTGATCGGAGACTTGTGGAATAACGTCTGGGACGGACTCAAGGCGCACGGACAGGAAGCTGTCGAGTCTATCAAAGGACAGTGGAGCGATGTGGCGGGCTGGTATGACGCTTCCGTCTGGGATCCTATTGACGCCAGCGCAGGGACTACGGGAGTTGACATCGGCTCCGCGTTTACGGATGCGTGGAGTACAGTGCATGGTGCATGGAGCGGCGCAGCAGCATGGTTTGAAGCAAACGTCATGGCACCGATTTCCTCTAAAATTTCGCAGATTTCTGCCAGTGCTATGAGTCATTACTCTTTTGGAAGCGATGGCGCTGTGCGTGTCGATGACAGCGTGCCGATGGACGCCGTAGGGGATATGCATTTCTCTGGTGGTTTGGCACAAATCAATGAACACGGTGGCGAACTCATCGACCTGCCGCAGGGTAGCCGGATCTATCCGGCGGGGAAAACAGCACAGATCATTTCCCGTGAAGTACAGAATTCGACCGCATCTGGGAACTCTGTCATGGTTACGGGAAATACGTTCGTTGTAAGAAACGAAGCCGATATTGACAAAATCGCTTATACCATCATGAGAGCCCTCGAACAGGGCTATGCAAACTACGGAGGTGCGTAATGAAAGCATGGGGAGCACTTGGTACCGCGTTAAATATCGCCTCCGCAATCTTAGGTGGAGGCAGCTCGAAGCGGCAGATCATCCTTTCTTGTGAAACAGAAAAAGTCACGCTGCCTGTTACGCCGCGTGTATACGAGGTATCTACCGGGCAGGGAAATAAGGTTGTCAACGTCGAGCAGGTAGGCGAGGCACTCGTCTTTGGGCTGCCTCAGGCGCAACGGATTTCTTTTCAGTGTTTTTTCCCAGCTTCGGTACATGACTACCCCTTCGTAGTTGGGGATGCACTCGAACCGTCTTTTTTCGTCGAAAAACTAAGGAAGTGGAAAGAAAGCAGAAAGCCTGTCAGAATCATTATCACTGATTCGCCGGTCAACCTTATGACCGGTATCATGAAATTCGATTACAAAGAACAGGATGGAAGTCGGGATATTTACTACGCTTTGACTCTCACCGAGTACAAGGATCTGAATACGCCACTTGCCAACAACAATAAGCAGGTAGATAAGACCACGGGCTTGAAAGACAGACCATCGCTAGACAAAAAAGCAGATTCGGCAGCTAAACTGAAAAAGGCGAAGGATGTGGTGGACGTGGCCAAGAAATGCTACGGGCAGGCCAATAAATGGCGTCGTATTGCCCAAAGCAATGATCTGAAAGATTTGGCTATCAATAACGCTGATAAGATTGGCAGGTTGATCATCAAATGATTGTCAAGCACGAATACATAACGACTGATAGTGATGGGAAAAAGACTCAGCATGTAGATGACATCACGCAGCTAATCAGCCGCATCGAGTGGTCCGGGTCCCGTTTGCAGGCTGCACGGCGCCTTGCCTTTGATGTGGTACAGGACTATCGAGATCCTAACCTACCTAATCATCCATTGGATAATGGCGATACAGTATATGGGTACGATGAGGACGGCACGCTTCGCTTCCATGGGCATATATTTCATCTGGAGCGGGACGTGCAGGCGTCCAAAGTCTCTGTCACTGCCTATGACAATTTGTTTATCCTAAATAAAAGCAAAACTACACGTAAATTTACAGACATGACTCCTGAAAGTATCACAGAGTCGATTTGTAATGAACTGGGAATCGAAACGGGCAATATCCTTGCTACAGGGACACCCGTTTCTTTCATTGCTGTCAGGAAATCTGGCTATCAGATTATTCTCATGGCGTATACCGAGGCGGCGAAGCAAACAAAGAAGAAATATGCCCTGCTGATGAATGGCAGTAAGCTGGATGTAGTCGAAAAGGGAACTCTCATCGAGGACTACGAAGCCAATGGGTATACCAATGTATTGAATGAACGGTTCGCCGAAAGCATTGAAAACATGGTGAATCAGGTCGTGATCACCGATGCAGAGGGGAATGCCACCGGCTATCAATCCGAAGATGACCAAATCAAAAAATATGGCTTGATACAGGATGTATATAAGACCAATCCAAAAGCCAATGCGCAGCAGGAAATCGAATCGTTGCTAAAAGGCCCTGATAGAACCGGCACCTTAGATATGCTGGGCGATTATCGGGTGGTAGCCCCCTATTCTATTGCCGTGCAGGAGCAATATTTCAAAGGCCAGTTTTGGATCAAGAGTGATAGCCATATCTTTGAGAATGGTATGCACACCATGAAGCTGGAACTGGAATTTGAAAACATTATGACCAAAGAGGAGGCGGGAGCCAATGGCGGATAAAATTCCAACTATCGAGCAGTCGGCCAATCGCATGATCGGGTTGATGCACCAGGCAGGGAAAGACGAGCAGGTGCAAATGGCTCAGATGGGTATCGTGCGATCGCCGCCTCCCGATATCGCTATTGATGTCAACACTATCCAGCTTCACAAGGAAGATGTTTATATCTCCAGATACCTCATGCCCGGTTATACCAGACACATGGTAGGCGAGACGTCTTATCGTGGCGGTGGTGGCGGTTATGCGGAATACGCCAGCCACAATCATCCTATTGATAACGATGAGACATGGACGGATACGCTAAAGCCGGGAACTATCGTCCTAGTGATACCTTTGGAAGGCTCAAAGAATCTAGAAGGGAATCAGCTATATTGGATAGCAGACAGCGGGGTGAAACTATGAGTGAAGCGTTTCCTTTTGTCGGTGCCAGCGAGGCTTTGATTCAGGCTTCCTCTGATACGCAGGATCTACCGTTATTTAAAGAATTCGCATGGGATTTTGAAAAGAATTGTTTCCTGTATGACAAATCTGGAAAGCATATCCTGCTAGAAGGCACCGAGGCTATCAAGATATGGGTATATAAAGCATTGGCCACAGAACGCTATACATACCTTGCTTATTCGTGGCAGTACGGTATTGAAATCAAGCCATTTATAGGATTGGTGATGGGAGTACAGGAACGAATCAGCGAGCTGAAACGAATGATTACGGAATGCCTTATGGTAAATCCCTACATTCTATCCATCAATGATATTTCATTTTCACAGGAAGGGCGAAAGGCGACAGTAACGATTGACCTGACAACGGTCTATGGGGAGGTGAGTGCGTAATGTATGTAGCTAGAAATCAGAACGAAATCCTGCAGGAATTACAAAGACAAAGCGGGATTGAAGCGTCGAAAATCGAAGGAACCTTTGAAAATGATGTGTTGGCGTCCAATAGCTTTGAGTTTGCGAAGAGCGAAGTCGAAATTGAGCAGCTCTATAAGGCTGCCTTTGCGGATACATCATGGGGTGAATACTTGACGCTTCGAGCCGCGGAGTTCGGCATTGATAGGAAGCCGGCCGTTAAAGCCATTGGGGCCCTGACTATCACCGGGACCAAAGGTATCATCGTCCCGCAGGGCTCCGTATTTTCAACTGACAATAATGTATATTTTACGACTGATGCAGCATGTACCATCGCTGATAACGGGACCGTGGATGTAAAAATCACGGCGCAGATCGCCGGCACTTCGGGTAATGTGGGGGCCAACACCATCGACAAGGTACCTATGAGTATTCCCGGGGTGTCGAAAGTCATCAATAAGGATGCTACCCACGATGGGTTTGAAGAGGAAACAGACGAATCTCTCTTGAAACGGTACTTGGTACATGTCAGAACGCCTGCCACGTCGGGGAATGTGATGCATTATAAGGAATGGGCCCTCTCTGTAGCTGGTGTAGGGGACGTGAAAGTCATTCCCCTATGGAACGGCAATGGCACGGTCAAGGTGTTGGTTACCGACGTCAATAAAAATGCAGGCAGTCAGGAACTGCAGAAAAAGGTGGCTGATTATATCGAGACGGTACGGCCCATCGGTGCCACTGTGACAGTGACAACACCTGAATATCTCAGCATTAATGTCACTGCCAATGTAAGTGTGAATGCCGCATACTCGCAAAATTATGCCGACATACTAAAAGATGCACTGAATGCTTATTTAGTAAATCTGGGATTTGATAGTGATTATGTATCCATTGCCCAAGTCGGCAAGGTACTGCTTAATAGTGGTGCTATTTCAGACTATGACTCGCTAAAAATCAATGGTGGTATCAGCAATGTAAAGATCCCACCAGGATATCTACCCAGAGCTGGGGATATAGAGGTGACCAAGGTTGAATAGTCTATTGAGAATATCGGATAAGATAGATATCACTCGATATCTCCCTCCTTTTCTAAAAAAGGATCCTAATTTTCGTGCCGTGTGTGATTCTTGCTCATGGGAGCATGAAAATATCCGAAAAGCTATCCTTGATGCTTTGGACCAATTTTTTGTGGAACGAGCAACATGGGGATTGGAGATGTGGGAAAGGGTATTAGGAATACCCACAAATCCCCTTGAAAGTACTGAGATGCGTAGAAAGACCATACGGCTAAAGTTGCGGCAGCCAGGAAGCGTAACCGATGAATTCATGACAAAACTGGTAAACCAGTACATATCCGACGCACAAGGAGTTGTTCTGTCATTCCCTAGTGAATACAGAATTGAAATACTCTATCATGGCGGAACAATTCTGGATTATTCCAAATTGCGAGACGCAATCAATCTTTATATACCAGCCCATATCGGATATAAGCTTATAACGCATACCGTAGATACGCTTTGCCTTCACGGTGCCTGCACCGTTCAATCTTACCAAAAGATATCAGTAGATATGACAATCACATCCCACCAGCAGGTGGATGATACAAATCTTCACATTGCTGGTGAAGTTATTCATAATTACAAGTCGTTCTCAATTTGGGGGGACTAAACCATGGCTAAATTTCCATCTTTGACTTTTACTGAGCAAGGCTTGCAGATGCTAGTCCAAGCTCAAAACTCGCACAAACTCACGGTTACATCAGGCAAGCTGGGCTCTGGCGTATTGGCAGATTCTGATGACATTTCAAAATTTACTGATTTGAAAGCACCGAAGATGACGCTTCCAATTACAAAGGTAGATGACAGTAATCCTGAAAAAATCGTACTGACTTTTGATACATCCAATACAGCACTGGAACAGGGATTTATTTCTAGAGAGATTGGCATTTTCGCAAAACTAGACGACGGTGCAGAAGTACTATATGCCTACAGTAACGCAGGGAGTAACTACGATTACATCCCATCCAAAGATACGCCAACAGATGAAAACCGTCTGGTCGTCAATCTGGTAGTCAGCTCATCGGCAAACATTGAAGTAACCATTGATAAATCTATCGTATATGCGCACATGAGCGACGTAGAGGAATATGTAAGCAACCACTTGCAGGTATCACCAACTTCAGAAAAGCCGACAAGCATGGTAAATAGAGGATTTTGGCTGGAAATCCTGGAGGGGTGACATGTTTAAAATTAAGAATGATAAAATCTATCATACTCGTGGTGATACAGGAAGCCTGGCGATTCATTTACAGGATGGAGACGGCAAGGATGTAGAAGATTACACAGCCACTCTTTCCGTGAAGAAGAAAATCAAAGATGAAGATTATCTTTTCCAGGTACCGGTAGAAAATGGAACGGCTCAATTCTCTCATGAACTGACGCAGAAACTTCCGGCGGGGGACTATGTATACGATATCGAAGTACATACTTCGGATGGGGAAGTACAGACTATTGGTCCTAATGCCTATCATCTTCTGCCTGATGTAACCACCTAAAGGAGGTGAATGATGGAAAAGATCACCGCTAGGCTGGAATGTAGGGGACAGCTTACTGCTACAGTCAGTAGTCAGAAGCAGACCTTAAACTGGACATTAGAAAAAAGAATGACCGCCAAACTGGAAGAGCGGGAGGTCATTCCATCAGATGAAAACCAAATCATTATTCCAAATGCAGGATATGCAGGCATGAATAAAGTCATAGTGAAGCCCATTCCATCAAACTATGGGAAAATCACCTATGATGGTTCAAAGATTATTGTTTCATAAAGGAGAAAAATCATGGCAAAATCCGTAAAAATCAACAATGCAACCTATGAAAGCGTACCGAAAGTAGAAATCCCCTTGGCTGAAGGAAAAGGAAACGCCATATTTTGGGACACTACAGGTGCCACTGGTGGGGCAGCTGATGTACTTACTGGAAAAACAGTCTTTGGCTCCGGCGGTGCGGTAGCTGGTTCTATGCCCAACAATGGAGCCCAGAGCGAAAGTATTGCCAAAGCAGCTGAAGTGATTAAAATCAAAGCGGGTTATCACAATGGTAGCGGTAGCATTGGCATCGCAACAGATGAGAAAGCCAAACTGGTAGCTGGAAATATCAAAGCAGGTGTCACTGTTTTAGGGGTTACCGGTTCCAGTACTGTAGTTGATACCGCTGATGCCACAGCTGCCGCAGGAAATATCGTATCTGGGAGTACTGCTTATGTAGGAGGTCAGAAAATCACCGGTAGCCTGACCTTGGTTAAAGTCACACAGGACAGTACCACCAAAGTGCTGACCATCTCCTGATAAAGGCGGTGCTTCCTATGGCACATAACCTGAAAATCGCTGGTGCAGAATATGCGGATGTATCAAAGGTCACCTTTACAGATACATCTGGGGTTTCTCGTGTCTACGTATCAACTGATGAAGTTTACACCAAAGAACAAACTGACGAGTTGATTAAAGAAGATAGAAATAAAACTAGAGAAATAGCAATCACAACCTGTGATACAGATACGGTCATCTGGGTAGGCGATGAAGCGGATGTGACGCTTGCCTCGGGCCAACCTAATGACACGTATTTACTATGGGTAGAGTCGATATAGAAAGGAAGAAATCACTATGGCACTTATTAGTGGAGGAAGAATTAACATCTGGAATGTAGTGAAAAAACAGTTTGAAGTTGTGCATCCAGAAACAGAGACCGCAAGAATCACAGACTTTGCGGATGGTATCGTACAGAAATTGGCACTCACGTCTACTATGACCGCAGTCACAGCTCTGCAGACAGATTCATGGTTTGGGAAGCTCTTGAAAATGGTATTGACGGCATCCGGAGTGCGGTACAATATCGCACAAAACGGATATGTCTGCTTCGGCTCTTTTTTTGGAGGATTAATTATACAGTGGGGAAGTTTTAGGGCCGTTGCATCCGGTTCAGTAATATCGTTACCAATATCTGCCACTCCCGTTGTCGCCATTCCCGTTGACATGAACAGCACTAATAATAGCCTCATTTATTCAACAGTAGACTATAGGAA